CCTAAACCTAAGTATATTGTAGCTACAGTGTTAGTATTTGTGCTGCTTATGTACTGCAGCCCGTCAACGATTTGAGTTGGACTCCAGACAGCAAACGATCCGGCTGTATATATCTTCCACACAATGTTATCAATTGTGTTACTGCCTAGCTGAGATCGCCAATCTATAGAGTAGTCTATAACATCGTTAGGATCTTTATCTTGCCATTTTAAAGCCATGCTATGCTGCCCTTCGAGATGTTTGTTCTTGTATTAGACGTACTGCTCTTGCTTTAGAGAAATTCTCAGGATCAAATACTGTAACAACGCCGGTTGAGGTAAGTGTTCCGATGTTGCCTGTTGCTTGAACACTTTCAACAGCTTCACTAACCTGTTCTTCGAGGGTGTGAGCAGAACCGACGGCCTGTACACCAGCTAATGTAACAGAGTTACCAATTCCTACCTGATTAATAGAGCCTGTCGCAGATACCCCAACAAGAAGTTCTTCTGCCGGAATAACAATTCCGTTCTGTATTCCAGTACCTTGTACGCCCGTAACTGTAATAGCTAAATTAGGTGAAACAGTTCCGATGGAACCTGTAGCACTGACACTGTTTAAGTTTTCCCCAATGTCAACTTCAAAGCCGTTTATTTGAACGGGTGCTATAGAACCTGTTGCTTCTACGCCAGCAGGACTTACTATAGCAAATGCTATTCCGTACTGTGCTGTTCCGTATGTGCCTATGCCGTATATTGCCACGTACGCTGCATCGTAGTTAACAGTAATGGTGTTACCCATCGCGTTACCATGAACAGTACAGTAATATCGCAAATTTCCCGGTGTGCTTGCATCTACTACTATAGAAACTTTAGCACCGGCTGTTCCGGGTGTTCCAGTAGTTATTACGCCATCTGTATAAGAGTTTCCAAGCGAGTCCTTAAATGCTAGTTGATGTCCTGAATTGCTACTGTCTGACAGATCAAAAGTATACGTATTGCCTCTGTTAAAGGTTAGAGAGGGTTTTGCTACTCCTCTAACATAGAATACATCTCCTGATCCGTCGTTAGCAACAGTAACGTCGTACGTATTTAATAGAGTTGCTACTGATCCTGCTGTAGCTGTCGCAGAAACAGATGAAAGTACCTCTGTATTGTCATTAGCGTAAGTTAATGTGCCTACTTGCCCTATAGCACTGACACCTGTTGCTTCTATACTTAACGTAGGGTTAACTATACCCAGTTGTACAGTAGCACCGACACCAGACACAGAAACAACACCGGACACTCTTCCGTAAGAAGCAGTTCCGTATTCTCCTGTACCATATACAGCATCAGCACTATCAAAAAAGGACATAGGCTATCCTTTAAGCAATGCGAATTACAGCGTTACTTGCATCAGCAGTAGGGAACTGAATTGTCAAGTCACCGGCAGTAGCAGAAACAGTTCCGCCAAAATCGATAACCGCAATTGCAGCGTTAGATGCAGCAGTATTGTAGATAATACAACCGTCAGCAGAAGTGGTTACGTTGGCAAACACTTCGTCAGCAAAGTCAACGATTGCAGTGGTTCCGTCTACAGAAATGACTGCTGAATCGAGAGCCTGACCACCAGCCGTGTAGTTGGTACCAGTTGCTTCATCTGAATTGCCAGTTACATCTGAATAGTTAGTTGTTGTCGCATCGTAAGTTCCTGATGGGGTAGCTTTGATGAGAGCAAGTTTGAGTGAATCTGTGTCTAAGTCGTGCGTACCGCCCAAAAGTTCAGACTTGAACGATGTGCACATTGCTGTGGTAATTGCCATTGGGTTACTCCTTTAGGGCAGTTTACAAGGAAGTTTCAAAGAACTCCTCAAGGGATATTGAAATATTTACGGAACTATTTGCGCTTGCAAGGCCCCGTAATTTGTCGCCACCGATCAGATACAAGGGGTAATCTGTAATCTGCAATAGCGAGTTTGCTGGCAGTTCAACTGTTTCAGCAAGAGTGTGATAAGTTGTGGTCGATGCTTCGTACCAGTCTAAGCTAAACGTAACCGACGAGCCGGAAGCATTGTTAACATAGATGCTGTTGATATCGGTTGTGAATCGTGTTGGAACCGTGTAAATGTCTTGATTGCTTGTGGTGAGTTCCAGAGCAAGGGTGCGTTTTTTACGTTCTGGCATCTCTAGTTCTCTATATAAAGAATATCAAAGGTTGCGGCAACTCTCAGGTCGGCGTTAGAACTGTCTGCTATCGCCCGAAACTCAATATCTGTCTTTTCAGGAATTGGTTGTGGGCAAGTGATGTCTTGATGATACGCACCTTCAAACAAATCAAACTTATTTTGGGTGCGAAATACGCCGTTGAGTTCGCGGGTTAGCATACGTATCGTAGCTACTTTATTATTCTGCACGGTAAATGCAGTTGTGTCTACTTGAAAGAGATAAGCTGTGTAACCAGCAGGTACAGTCCATAGAGCCATCAATGTTTGTTGATCAGCCGCTGAAACATATGCGTAGGTAGTGCCGCCATTAGCAATAGTAATGTTACCTGCAGATGCCGTGCCACTAGACACAAAGGCACGATACACACGTAAGAAGCTGCCGGTTGTCGTTGCGGTTCCTGATGCGTCTAGAGTTACTGTTTCAGATAACTCGTTGTAACTTGCGTCCACACCTTGAACGGTGATCTCTACGTCTTCGTCTGTGGCACCCGAACTACTCGTTGCTGTCATAGTAACAGCACTAGCTGGGTAAGCATACAAGCCGCCTACATCCCAGATAGTTTCTTCTGAGTCGTCAATGTCGCCGTTGTATCCAAACTTTAGTAGACGCTTGTGTCCGGGAATCAATCCGCGAGACACCTGAAGATAGTACGGATAGGAACCGACTCCACCACTAAACGTCATCACATTAGGATACGAGGTGATGGACATTATTTTTTATCCCAATTAAACACGTCGCGGTGCTTCTTCCAAAACCAATTGCCTATACGAGTAAAAGGCTTGCCAGTATTTAGCAAACCCAGTGCAAGGTACCTAACCAAACAGGCTTGGATGCTTTGTTTTGATGGTAAGATCGTAGTCGTCTTCGATATCGCTGAGTGCATCAATCTTTTGATTTGCGTCAACCCATTCTGCCAAAGCAGCATCAAGCCGTCCAAGATCGGTTGTACAATGTTTAAAAGTGTATTCCGCATTCTTTTTTTGTGCCTCGTATCTGTGTCTCAGGGCGTCTATAGCAAGAGTTCGCATGGTATCTCCTCTGCATGTATTATAGAGAAAAACCAGCGTATTGTCAAATGTTTTGTATAACTACCCACAATATAGGCAATGTTAGACTTACAAAGAGAACGATGAGTCCGATGATAAACAGATTGTAGATCAACTCATCGCGCTGCTTGGCTGCTAAGAGTTCCGCCTCTTTTTGTTTCTTTCGCAAATCTGCCTGTATTCGAATGATGTCCTGCCACGCATTCATACCGTATTGTCCTACGATGTAGTTGCGGAGATCATTTTCCATCTGTTCAGCCTTCTTCTTGGCTGCAAACGTCTCTAGGGCTTCCTCTTCAACAGACCCAAACCGACGACCTTTTGCTTTATTGTGACCGGTTTTTACGGCGTTGATGGCGTTCATCCAGCGACCTAAGTCACCTGCCATCGACTCAACCTCTTTGCCTACCTGAAAGCCCTTTTTGATTGCGCTGTAGGCTGTAGTAGCAACTCCAATAGCAGTAATCGGGTCCATTGTTTCCTCATTTGGCTATGGGTTTGCATACGGCAGTTATGTTGAGTCTTCTTCCGTCTCCTACAGGAACAGACCGTTGGTTAGACAGTCGTTCCGCAAAGTATAAACATCTGTCAATATCTTTGAAGCGTTGGGTTTGGTCGATTAAGGTTGCCCCCATGTAAACAGTAAGGATGAACTCTATCACGTGAACCAGACTGTTTTGCCTTTTTTCATCTCTTCTTTAGCTTTTTCAGAAGGACCTTCAGGTGTAAGCATTCCCTTATTATATTCCTCTACAGAAAGGGGTTTGTAGTTTTCTATATGGTCTTTTAGCCCCCCACGAGATTTTTCTGCACTAGAGGCAGCTTGTCTCCCTTTTGCCACTACCGTGTCTCCGAACTACGTTGTGCGCCGCGAGGCTGCACCCGTCCGCCATATTGTTTTTGAGATTTGCGGTAGTCGATGTAAGAATCCGCACTATCGAAGTAGCTAGGAAGTTCGATACCTTGATCTTCGTATAGCTTTTTAATGTTATCTATATTGTTGGTGTAATAGCTTTTGTGCATACGAGACGGAGCATCTGACGGAAACGGTTTGGGTAGACCCGTAGATTCTTTTTTCTTATCGTCTTTTTTCTGCCCAAATTGAAAACCTGCAGCTTTTAAGTCGCCTGTACCAATCATTTAAAATTCTCCCGCTTTCATAGCGTCTGAAAGTTTAACTGCTCTGTATTTTACCTGCGTTGCCCAGCGGGAATCCATCATCTCTATTCCTGCTAGATCAAACCGACCTTCGTGGATAGCGTTCCACATATTCTTGAACTTACACAGCCGGGGGACACCCATATTGAATGCCATGTCCATGAGAATTAGTTGGCGAACAGAGTCGAGGTTTTCTACGCACGGGTGAACTTTACAGAGTTCGTTCTCTACGATGCGAATGTCGTTGAGGGCAAGATACCGTGCGTCAGCTTCAGTAATACCGTGCTCATAGACAACCGCCATGCTAGGGATATCCATGTATTCTAATTCTTCTTTGGTGATGCCTCTGTCTTTGAGGTTACGACCAATTCCGATAGTTTCGATACCCAAGCTATCTTCGTAAACAGTCAGGACCATACCTTCGTGTTCGATAAGTTTATCTAGGAAATGCGAAGTATTGTATTTCATTTCCGTGTCTCCGTAATCCGATGATTCGATGTTCCGGGATGCTTACCTTCGTGATTCATCCACACGGCGAAGGCTCCGGTCATTGCGCCAGTTACCACAGATACTAAACCAGCCTGTGCTGCACTGGGATCTTGCAAGGACATGAACCACTCGACCACACGCCAACTCATAAGCGTCATTACGAGCATCATAAATCTTGGTAACAGCTTCCATTCGAGTATCTTTTCTGCAGCCATACTACTTATACACATCTTTATCAAAATTATCAAAGTTTAACCTGTCCCGTGTATCAAACGCAAACTCAGGGTCAAACTCACCATCTTTCTCAATGTAATGCAAGAACACCTGTGCAAAGACTGCGTTTTCTGGACCAACTAAAGGGTCTCTCCAGTGTACTTGGTCGCACCCCTTGTAGATGACTCCCTCGCCTTTGTTCATTGCTAGAGGCTTACCATCAACAAAAATAGGCCACATATAGTCTAGGTCATGCCAGCCCAGACACAGCGTAGTGCTAACCTGACAAGACGATCTATCTGTATGCCTCGCTAAGTCATTCCCCGGCCTGTACACGCGGAACATAGAATAAGTCGGAACTAACGGCTTACCGTACATCTGTTCTATTCTAGGCAGTAACTGCATTAAAAGAATTTCAAAAGGAGGGTGTGCATACCCAGACTTGGCACCTATCACTTGAGTACAGTCATTCTTTTGTTCTGATAAAACAGCATATGAGAATAGGAGATCAGCAAGGTCACTCCCTATTAGCCCCTCTACTTGGTTAATCATCTATACCTCATTTCTTACCAAAAAACTTTGCTGCGCTACGTGTTCCGAAGCTGGCAGCTACAATTGTACCTAGAGTATATTGATAGTAAGACGGCATAGCTTCTAGGGCTGTGAAACCTTCCGTAACAATTTGTCTACCCCAATCACCACAGAAAGCTAAAATCAGGGGCACCGAAAACAAAATTGTTAACCACTCGTCTTTCCACGAGGATGCAGAAGCATCTGCCATTTTCAAGTCCCAGTCGATTTCACCGGTAGCTTTCTTTTCCATGATGACAGCTTCAGCTTTTGCTTTGGCTACCTTCGCACCGGTTTCGGCTTTGGTTTTTTCAACCTTACCTTCTAGCCACGTTCCGGCTAGGTTTGAGATTGGTCCGATTAGGGCTGCTAACATTTCCATCTCTTTCTTGCTTGACGCAAACGACTGTTCGGATCTTTTGCTGCTGCAGGAAATTTCTTCATCTGCCCAGCAGACCGCGCACAGTAGGACTTGCGACGTTTAGCTGCAGCACTTCCCGGCTTAACTTTCCCCGTAACAGCAGTCTTTAATTTGCTGCCGGGATTTGCTTTACGATATGCCTTTACACCAGCCGCTGTCATACCTGCCCCAGACTTCGTAGGACGGAAGTTCTTTTTATTACGGGCTGGCATGTTGTCAGGTTTTCTAGGCTTTCTTGGTGGCACTTTTCTTCCTTTTCTTACCTGAAGCTGTAACAGACCATTTTACTTTGCTTGGTCCTGTCTTCTTAGCCGCTTCTTTCTTGGTTATACGACTAGCGACTTTGGCAGGTCTACAAGCTGGATAGGGACGTTTCTTTTTCTCTGAACCAGAACGACCGCACTTCTTGCCGGTCTTTACGTCTCGCCAGTCTTCCTTGAACCATTTAGTTAAGCCGCCTTTTGGTTTAGCCATTAGGCGTACGTCCCGCCACGCTTCTTGTATGTCTTGACCAACCAAGCATTTGCGTATGCGCTTGGGTAAACGTCAAACTTACGTTTAGCTTCGGCTTTTACTTTTGCGTATAGAGCCTTGTTTTTAGGTGTAGGACTTTTTGTCTTTTTAGCTGCCATAGTGTATTTATCCCCGGCAAAGGTTATTGCTTATAACATAAATTAAAATAGGTGTCAAGGGGGCAAGTTGCCCTGCCCCCAAGACTTTTTAGTTAGGAAATGGTTGCAGTCTGTTCAGTCTGCGGACCACCTGTACAATCAGCAATAACTGCCCAGACGTTGACTTTAGCGTTGAT